AGAAACGTTAGGATTTAATAGCGTTGACATGGATAATGTGAATTCTACTCCAAAACTGGGTATTTGGAAAAGAAATTGGGGTCAAGGTGAAGATTTTAAACACACATTTCTTGCTGGTGATCATGGACTGCACTTCAATGCAGTTCAGTTACAAGATTATATCTTTGAAAAAATAAAGAATGATCCAAGAATCAATTTGATAGAATCAAATATACCAACTCCTGATTCTGTTGATAGTGATTATGTTATGATGTGTACTGGATCACCTAAAGATTTGACGGAAGATTATACTGTTCACGATCACATACCAGTAAATGCTGCTATTGTATTTCAGTGTCCTTGGGATATGCCGAAATTTCTTTATTCATTAACATTCGCTAAAAAATTTGGTTGGGTTTTTGGAATACCATTAAAAAATAGATGCGCTATAGGATATGTTTATAATGATCAATATTGTACTGAAGAGGATATCATAACGGAAGTTCAGGACATACTTGATGAATTTAATTTGGTGCCAGCAGCGACCAGAAAACTAAAATTTAGAAATTATTCTAGAAAAGAAAATTTTGATGGTAGAGTTTGTTACAATGGTAACGCTTCCTATTTTCTTGAACCACTTGAGGCTACATCAACAGGATTTTCAGATTATATTAATAGACTTTCTTTTGATCATTGGTATGCGAAAGAACTTAATCAAAATAGAATAAATGAACTCTATAAAAGAGAGATAACCGAAACTGAAGCAATGATATGCTTACATTATTTTTCAGGCTCAGTATATAATAATGAGTTTTGGAAATATGCTCAAAAATTAGGTGAAAATGTTATAGAAGAAAATTTTAAAAATAAAACGAAATTTTCCGAAATCATAAAAGTAGCTTTAGATGAAAAAACTTTAAAAAACCCACATAGAGTTGTATTTGAAAGAAGCATAGGGTCTTGGCCAGTTCTGAGTTATGTGCAAAATATTAAAAATCTTGGAATAAAAGAGCGTTTGAAAGAATTGTTGTAATCCCTTCAAAGTGAAGGCATTCTGGACGTGGGTTCGACTCCCACCTAGTCCACCAAAAGCACATCGTATAGTATTCGATACGAAAGCTGGCCAGGCTGATGTGCTTCTGATGGGCTAGACATGGTTTCGACAGGGTGAGATAGTGGAGAAGGCAACACAGTAGGCGATGACTGTAAATCAAGCAAATCTATAAATGCAAATGACGCATTTTATGGTGAGGATCGCCTAGCAGCGTAACTCACTTGGGGTTTCGGGAGTGTCCTTATTACCAAATCACTCCCACCTAATTCTATACATTATGAAAATTTACACATCAAAGTATCGTAATCATTGGATTTCTCCATACACAATACTGGAGAAAGTTTTCTTTTGGCGTGAAATTGATTATGATGAACCGATCATCGAAAGACTCAAAAATATTCTAGAGCCTTTCTGCACAGCATGGATGAAGTTTCTCGACTTTATTCATCCACGAATCAATTACGTCAAGATTGATCACTGGGATGTGTGGAATATGGACAATACACTTTCACCAATCATTCTTCCGATGTTGAAGAAACTCAGAGAAACAAAACACGGTTCCGGATTTGTTGAATTGGAAGATGTACCAGAACAACTTTGTTACACAACAAAAGAAGATTGGGACTCACAACGATCATTTGATTTCTATCACGAACATGAGATCAAAGAAGGTGAAGCAGATATTCATGCACGTTGGAATTGGGTACTTGATGAAATGATTTTTGCCTTTGAGCATCTTGTTGATGATTCTTGGGAAGAGGAATACAGTTCTGGTGAAATTGATATGATATTTGTACCCGATGATGAAAATCCAAAACTCAAACGAATGGAACACGGACCGAATCACACATACAAATGTGATTATGAAGGTATAAGAAAAGTGTATGACCGAGTCGATAATGGTCTCCGATTGTTTGGTAAATACTATCGCAATCTGTGGGATTAAAAGTAACTAAATAAGTATACTGGCATCACACACAACCCGCCAGTAAACACACACAACACAGGAGTAATTATGAGTAATCTTACACCGTTCGAGATTCGTCTTGAACTTCTTAAAATGGCGAAAGACCTTTTGTTAGAAGAATATCATTCTAGCAAAGATCGTCTAATCAATGAATGGCAAGTGAAGGTAGAGTCCGCTAAACTAAACGGACAAGCAATACCTGAACATCCAGCCTTTCCAACTTATCCCACAGAAAATGATATCATTACCAAGGCACAGTCCTTGAATGGATTCGTTTCAAACATTACAGCAGAAAAGACACAGAGCAAAAAGTCTGCCTGATGTGACCGAGTGTGCTTCGGCACACTCCTAACTTATAGGAGAAAGTATGCGTTACATCACACTATTACTTTGTAGTATATTTGCGGCATTTGTTGTCTACATTGGACATGCAGCAGCACAAATAAAAGTACCGATTGAACCGAGAGTTCAACTACAAGATTTATCACCCGATGCAAGGGCTGAAGTAGAATGCCTTGCACAGAACATGTATTTTGAAGCAGGATTAGAACCAAGATTAGGTCAACTTGCTGTAGCATTTGTTACACACAATCGAATGCAATCTGGCGTATTTCCAGATACCTATTGCGCTGTTGTGAAACAGAAGGTTGGCACTGTTTGCCAATTTTCATGGGTATGTGAAAATCGTCCTAAGGATATGATGCGAAAAGGACTCTTGACACAAGAGAGCAATTCGTTGTATAATAGTGTAACTGAGTTAGCATTGGCGTTCTATCTTTATACTGAGAAGTTTAAAGATCCAACAAAAGGTGCTTTGTTCTTTCATGCAGACTATGTAAAACCTGGTTGGAATAATATGAGATATACTGTTCAAATAGGCAGACATTTATTCTACAATAAGGCAAAGAAAAATTCATGAGTATTTTATCAAGCAAAAAGGAGAAGATGATGGAGAAAGGATTGAGTAGTATAACCACAGTTTCAGTTACTTTGGTTTTACTTTCAATCGTTGCTGCGGTGTGTATCTATGGTTTAAATGACCGTAAATTAATGGCAGCAAATATTGAAAACGCTATTGCAAAAGGCATTGATCCACTAGCTGTACGGTGTTCATATGCCAAAAGTGATGATATTGTTTGTATTGCACACGCTGCTAATCGTAAATAAAAAGGGGAAAATATATTATGGATTTTGATAACGACAATTATGAGTCTCATAATTTTACAATTCGATTTGATTCAAATAATGGCAATAGAAGTCTTGAGATGAACTTTAGTGAATTGTTTCTTGATGACATTCTCAATCAGATGAGAGATTTTCTAAGAGGTTGTGGCTATGAAATTGATGGACAGATTGCCGTGATTCCTTGGGATCAAGAAGATCCAGAAGATCCTAAACAATATCAAAAAGAGTTTAGTTTTGAAAATGTTCCAAACAATAATTGGCCATTTGGCAATATTAGACCAATAACAACAAATGATATTGCACCACTGACAACAATTGATATCACTTCATTGTCAACAAAACCAATTGAACCATTGACATTTGCTATGCCAGGTACAATCGGTGGCGCAACTTATGACTTGCGATTTGGTAGCCCGAACGGTGCATAATGCCAACTAAAGATGAAATGCTGAAGTTCTCTTTACAGATAGAACGGTTGGTGGCCAATACAGATTACACATATCTTGAGGCCATCACCGAACATTGTAAAGAAACTGGTTTGGAGTTAGAGGTTGCTGCTTCACTCATTACACCAAATTTAAAAGCAAAAATACACGAACAAGCAGAGCGTTTGAATATGTTAAAAGTGAAAGGCAATCGTTTACCGATATGACGGGTTATGAAGCATTTTGTTTATACACTTCTCTTAAACTCCACTTCAATTCAGATTCTTACGATTACTTTAAGTACAATGGTAAAGTAAGCACAAGCATTGGTGCGTTTGAGAATCGTAAAGATAAGTGGCACTTCTATAAATTGAGTCGCAGATTTACCAATGAAGAACAAGGTCGTGATTTTATTGTTGCTAACCTCATTCACGATTCTAATGTTTGGGTGGGCAACCTTCTTATGGAAGAATCCAGTGCCGAATATCGCAAACGTCAGAAAGTAATACAATCTTTGACTTATACCTTTACGAACGACATTGAATCATTGATGAGTCAGGAGAGTCCAAATGATTCATTAATGGTACAAGATGGTGAGTATCCAGTATTGCTACAGAAACTTTTACATAATGAAATTTCACTTGAATCAATTTGTATACTGAATAAGATACTCAACTTTTTGCCGTTATGGGATAAGAAAATCGGTGACACGATTCATTATCCAAACATCAGTCGTAAGATAAAGAAGTACACACCGTTCATACCATTCGAACCAACAAAATACAAACTTATACTCAAAAAGGAATACGATGCGAATACAGAAAATATATCTTGATATGGATGGTGTGCTGTCTGATTTCAACAAAAGATATAAAGAAGTCTTCAAGCAAAATGCGCTGAGTAGTCGTGAGCGTGGTGAGAAACACGATGATAAATGGAATCAGTTCGTAGACGGCAATAACTTTGAAACCCTTGATTGGTATCCGGGTGGTAAAGAACTATTGAAATACATTATCTCACTTGATATTCCTGTAGAGATACTTTCTTCTTCTGGTGGCCGTATGCATCATGAAGAGGTGAAGCGGCAGAAAAAGGTTTGGTTGAAAAGGCACCACATCGACTTTACAGCCAACATCGTACCTGGTCGTCATTTGAAAGCAAACTATGCCAAATCTGATATTATACTCATTGATGATACCCAAGATGTTATTGATGATTTTAATATGGCAGGCGGCATTGGTATACTTCACAAAGACACGGCTAAAACGATAAAAACTGTGCAGTCTGTACTTGACGACACATATATAAAAGTATATAATGAATCATGTGGACAAGATGCACATACAATTTAACATACTAACTTATACGAGGTAATAAATGTCAGATTTTTCTTCTCTTAAACGCAACCGCAATTCGTTTGATAAACTAACCAAAGCGGTTGAATCAATCAATACCCCCACAGAAGGCTCCAAAGGTTCTAAAGGTGATGAACGTTTTTGGCAGCCAGAAGTAGATAAAGCAGGTAATGGTATGGCAGTCATTCGTTTTCTGCCAGGACCATCAGCCGATGGTGATGAAGCATTACCATGGGTTCGTTTGTTTGATCATGGCTTTCAAGGTCCAGGTGGCTGGTACATTGAAAACTCTTTGACCACTTTGAATCAGAAAGATCCAGTTTCAGAATACAACTCTGTTCTGTGGAATTCTGGTATTGAAGCGAACAAAGAAATTGCTCGTAAACAGAAACGCCGTTTGTTTTATATTGCAAACATTTATGTTGTTTCTGATCCTAAGAATCCAGAAAACGAAGGTCAAGTCAGACTGTACAAGTTTGGTAAGAAAATCTTCGACAAGATTACAGAGGCAATGAATCCTCAGTTCGAAGATGAAAAGCCAATTAATCCGTTTGATTTCTGGGAAGGCGCAAACTTCAAACTAAAGATTCGTCAAGTTGAGGGTTATCGCAACTACGACAAGTCTGAATTTGAAAGTCCATCACCTTTGCTTGATGGTGATGATGCTAAACTTGAAGCACTGTGGAAAAAGGAATACTCACTCAAAGAGTTTCTTGATCCTAAAAACTTCAAGTCATATGATGAACTGAAGGCTAAACTGGACAAAGTTTTGGGTCTAAGTGGTACTGCACCAGTATCAAAGACTAAGGCTGAAGACTTTACACCAAAGACTTCACCTGACCTGGACGATGAAGAACTTGATTACTTTAAGTCTCTAGCAGAAGATTAATCCTCCACTTAATCAACTGCGACGCCACCTTCGGGTGGCGTTTTTTATTATCCGAATCCGTAGTAGCTAGATGTTGTTCTGCCAACCAAAAGATTAGTTGCGTCTGGATTATTTACAGAAGCAATTGGTCCCGACTGTGATTGTGTGCTATTATTGACAGTCTGTGAGTTATCAACAAAGGTCGGATTGTTCATGAATTCTTTTGTGATATCTCTCAACATATCGGCTAAATGAGTAGAACCTTCCATCAACTTACCCCCCATTAGTTTATCAAGTGCGGTGATTTGATCATATGCCAAAGACGCAATTGAGTCCGACATTGATGAACTCTGTGCTGTTGCACCTGCTGCTGTTTGTGGTGTTGTTTTTGATGGAGACGGTGTACTGGCGGCCGCTACTTGAGTTTCTGGCGCCGATGGCATTGGAGTTCCTGTGGCACCAGCAACTTTCATTAGTGAACGTTCATAATTTCCATATGCACCTGATGCCATTTCTGATTGAGATGGATTTACCCACTTTTTAATCGCCATTTGTAAGTCCATATTACCATATTTTCTAGACCATAAATCTCTTTGTGCCTCCCAGCCAGCTTGCCAATTAGGAAATCTAACAAACGTTCTTGTGACACCTTCATGAGTTATTGTTTCACCAGGAACTCCACCAAATTTTCCTTGTTCGGGATAAACTTCAGTACGACTTTTAGCAATAATATTACCTGGATTATTGTGTCTGAAACCAACAGTACCAGGTTTTGTCGAACCTTCTCTCTTAGCTTGTTCCATCATTAACTGATTCTGTTGATCTCTAGACAAGCTATTGAATGTTACTTTTTTATCATAACTAAACGAACTACCTCCACCTGCGGGAGTGGGCTGACCTTGTGCTTGTCTTTCGGCTAATCTTCTTTCATATTCGAAACCAATATCTGCCGCCGTCATACGATTTAAAACTGATTGTGTGTTACTTGTTCTGGATTCTTTTTCTTTAATAAACGCTTCGTTTGCACGTATTTTACCTTGTATATCACTTGCTCTTTGACCCGCTGTTTCATAACCAGTCACATTTCCCATTGCATCATAGGTTGCAACTTGTTTACCATCTTTCATTGTTTTTTGTAGTTCAAGTTTCAACGCTTCATTCTCTGATCTGGCTTCTTCGACTGTTTTTTCACCTGTCATTTTTCCATACGCAGCCATTGCTGCTGCAACTGCTAATGAAACTGCTGCACCCGTGAGTGTGCTAAACCCGCCCATTGCACCCATTGCGCCAATCGCAATCATGCCAAGAATTTTACCTTTATTTTCTTGGAAAAGGTTTATCATAAAACCGTACATGTCTTGAATTACTGCTGTTCCTAAATCTTTAAATAAAGTTAAAGCAGTTTCTAGTGCAGACGCAATTCTATCTACTGTTTTTTTAAACATTTTTTGTGTATCATCAACAAAAGTGCTTAATTTACCACCAGTCATACCATCAAGTTCTTTGTATAGTCCCGATAGTGCTTCTTTGATTGAACTGAGTGAGTCGCCTATTCCACCACCAAGTTTAGAAAAATCAAGTGCTTTGTATAATGAGTAAAGAGCAAAACCCACCACTCCAGCAAGAACCACACCCATAAATCCCATATTACCTAATGCACCACCCAAAACACTGAAAATTCCACGAAATGCTCCGCCAACTAAACTGCCCACACCACCAAGTATTGAACTCACAACACTACCAACACCACCAAGCAAACTACCGGCAACACTTCCAATACCGCCTAACATACCGAGAATATTAAATCCTCCACCACCAGCAGTTTTTCCTAAACCTGGTCCTGCTTTTCTTCCGCCGCCAAACTTTGATTCATATTTCTCTTCTCTTTGTTTCGCACCTTCAAAATATTTTGCCGGTGTGCCACCCCAAATACGAACCATCTGTGCCATGTTTTTTGCAATAGATGGTAACATCATAGAGTTTCTTGCACTAATTTTGGAATCACGTGCAATTGAACTGAGTGCAGAAGGAGAACCAGAAATTTCTGGTGCTATCATTGAAGAAGGAGATTTTCCAGATACAGCACTTGCCTGATAACCTTTTAATGACGGAAATAATGCAGTCATTAGTCCTTTTTGTGTAAACAAGGCGTTTCTTGGGTCGTATCTTTCTTTGAGTTGTTGATTATACGCACCACTCAAAGAAGTGACTGCACTTTTACCTGATTGTCTTTGGGCACGAACTAAGTCTGTAAAGGATGCCATTTTTATCTCTTGCTTCTGTTAGAAATTTTTTCTTGTTGTAACTTCTCGTTTTCTTCTTTAATAAAGTTAACCAGCATGGTCACATAAACACTCTTTTCCCATGGTACCATGTTTTCAATATCACTTAAATTATATTTGTGATGCTGCATTAATGCAAAATTAGTTTCAAAGTAATTCTTTAAATTATCATAACAAACGGTTATACGAAAAAACTTTGGAGTCCTTCAATTGTAATTGTTTCGTGATAACCACACTTAGCACAATTAAACTCAACGT